GAAGAGCTCTTTGTTCTCTGCTGCATTGATTCCGCGATCTTCGCGCAGTTCTTTCATCGCTTTCGCGAGATACTGCATTTCGAGAGTCGGAAGAGTGCTCGCAACTTCAACGACAGCGTTTGGATTCACTGGCTTGCGAAGCTCTGCGCTGCTGTCGGGCGTATCGGGTTCGACGTCTTCGATCTTTCCCATCTGAAAGACGACTTTGCCCTTTTTGTCTTCAATCGTCAGCGCGTTGATGCAACGCGTCTTGTCGTATCCGATCGCCGTGACTTTGAAGCGCTCCCACTTCAGTTTGTTCGGATCGCCGCTGATCCAAATAAACGGAGCAGTGTACAGCTCGCGACCAATACCCCAGTTGAAGCACGCTCTTTTGAAGCTGTCAGAAGCGAGCCCTTTTTCAGACTCTGTCTTGCTCGCGACGCCCGTGTCTTCTTTGCTGACCCAGATGCCCTTCTCAGCGTCCCAAATGCTGACTTTGCAGTTCGCATTATCGCGACTGTGCTCGCGCTGCCAGTTCATCGCGCCGACAGTCTTATCTAACCGTGCCATATCGCAGCGAGCGTCTTTGTAGAGAAGAAGCGATACTCCTCCGGGGTTATCGTCTTTTGGGGGTTTCGTTGTTCCGATTCGGCACTCGATTTCATCTGCCGTCAGAAGATCAAAAATCATTTCCATTTTGTTGTCTCCTTTGCTTGCATTTCGTCTCCCTCTGTGGTACAATTCAGAGGAAGAAAGTTCTGATTAGCCCTCAGTCTTGCTTCTGCTCTGACGATTGCAGTCAGAGCTTTTTTGTTACCCGCAAAACAGTCTCCACTCCTTTCCGCGTTTCTTCGCTGCGCGTCTCATTCTGAGTCGATCAGCGATCGTCAGGCGCTGCCCTTTGATCTTGTGGGCGCCCGGGCAGTAGTAGGTCTTCACTCGCGCTCACCCCGTTCCCAGTGCCCTTTGATCTCGCTCAGATCGCAGCCGATGCTCTCGAGCGAGTCAATGAACGAGTCAATCTTCGCTTGCATGGGAGTCTCTGAAAGATCAGAAGACGCGTCAGCGAGTCGATCAGTGACGACGTTCAGATAAGAAAGCGCACTGATCAGATCGTTCGCTGCTGTCTTCAGTACTTTCTCGTACGGATCAGGCGCGTTCAGCTCTTCCCACGCACGAGCTCTGTCGTTCTCAACCATGAGATCGATCTGCCAGTCGCTCACTCGTCAGCACCTTCTTTCTTCTGACTCAGTTCAAGGAACGCAGTCAGCGCAGAGAAGTACATTGTGCGCATGCCCGTATTAAATGCGTCTCCAATGTGACTTCCGGGTTCTGTGAAGGAGTGCTGTGCTATTGCATCTTCAAGCAATTTTTTGAAATCTTCGTAGCTCATATTAGCCCTCTCTTTTTCGCGGAACTCGTATCCGTTCCGTCTTGTCGTGATAGTGAACTCTGAGCTTGCTGCTGATGTTCTGCGGATAGACAGCTCTGTTCTCTTCCCACTCTGCAAAAGCCCACATCGGCGCAGCAAGCGGGGACTCATAATGAAACATTTGGCGCAAGTACTTTCGCGCAGTCGGCAGCGAGCATCCGTATCGCTGCTGCACGTCTTTGACTGTTACCAAACGCTCCATTAAACCGCCCTCTCTTCTGTCAGTAGATCGTCGACTGTCGTGTCGAGAATCTTCGCGAGCTGCGGGAGCTTGCCCGCAGTCGGTTTCGTCTTTCCACGCTCCCACAGACTGACAGAACCCTGCGAGATGTTCAGCGCTCGAGCGAGATCGCACTGAGAGATGCCAGCGATCAGTCGAGCTTTCTTGATCGCGTTCAACAAGTTTTCACCTCCAATCAATATAGAGCTGCGCTATCATAGCGTAACTATTATAGCGAAGCTCCATGCTCGAGTCAATAGTTGTACTATGATTTTATTGAAAAATAATAGTTCTTCTATTAAAATGGTATCGAAAGGAGTGATCGCTGTGTTATCTGAAAAAATCAAGCTGCTGCGCACGTCGCAGGGTCTGACGCAGACAGAGTTCGCGAAGCGACTTTTTGTCACTCCCGGCGCTGTCTATCAGTGGGAAACAGGAAGAACTGCACCTGATACGTCGCGTCTTATTGCGATCGCGAAAGAGTTCTCGATCCCTCTCGACTTTTTCAATGATGAACCGTATGATAAGAAGTACACCGAAGCAGAGCTGATAGAACAGCAGCTCTTGCTGAAACTGGGCGCAACTCAGCCACAAACGTCTGAGGCGAGGATTCTTGCGAAGGGAGTCGACAAGCTGCCCAAAGCGCAGCGCGAGCAAGCGCTGAACGTCGTCAAAGCGATGTTTTCTCAGTATTCTGATTATTTCAAGGAGTCTGATAATGATCCCGAACTATGAACGCGCTGCAGAAAAAGCGATCGAGACGATCGTCAAATACGAGATCAACCCTGCGCACACTGATCCTCTGTATGTTCTGAGCAGACTTCGGAACGTTCTGCTGATACCGTACAGCACATCTGTCGCAGAACGCCTCGATCTGAATGACGACAATCTCGACGCGTTCTCGATCGTAAACAACGACGACGGAAAGCTGCAGTATATCGTCGTTTACAACCAAAGCACGCTGTCTCTTCGTCTCGCATTAGCGCGAGAGCTTGGTCATGTTGTTCTGAATCACGACGGGAACAGCACCGAGTCTGTTTGGTTAGAAGAAGCACTGTGCTTCGCTTATCATTTCATTTGTCCGCTTCAGTTGCTAAACAGAAAGAAGACGATCAACTATCGCCCGCAGCGCAGGACGATCTCAGCGGAAATGAAGGAGCTGAAGACGTTCGACAGCGTAGATCATTTGAAACTGTACATTGTTGAGACGCAGAATAGGAAGAACAGATTCATCGGCAAACCAATCGTGTACGAAGCAGAAGACGTCGAGCTTCGAGATCAGAGAGACGTCGACTGCTTGTCGGGATGGCATAACTGCTTCGACGTTGTTGTCGACGGGCAGACGATAGGGTTCTGCGGAGAATAAGCATGCCGAGAGAAAAGAAGCAGAGACTGAAGAAGAGGGCAGACGGGCGATATAGATGCCGATATAAAGGCATTGAGTTCTACTCGACGGTATCGAGCGACGACGCGATCGCGCAGCGTGAAGAATACAAGCGCAGCGAGAAAGCGAACGCCGTCAGAAAACAGACAGTCGCTGACTTCGCGCTGCCGTGGCTGCAGAGATCGTTCCCGTCTGTGTCTGACTCGACGTACACAGGGCTCGCGATTCACATGCAGCACTTGATCGACGAGATCGGAAACATGCGCATATCTGACGTACTTCCTTCCAATATAAAGGCAGTCTACTCGAGACAGTATGCGTCGTGTTCTAACTCATACGTCAAAGCAGCGCGTCAGTTGTTCTCAGCGCTCTTCGACTCAGCAGTCGCTGACGGGTTATGCAGATCGAACCCCGCGCGAGACAAGACAGCTCGCCCGCACAAGGGCGCTGCAGTGAAACCGAGAACGATCACAGCGCAGCAGCGCGAATGGATAGAGACGCTGTGCACTGACCATCGAGCGTATCCCGCTGTCATGACGATGCTGTACGCAGGGCTCAGACCGCAAGAAGCGAAAGCGCTCGTGATCGATCGCGACGTCGACTTTGATAACGACGTTATAACGATCCGCGAGACTGCTCACAATAACGGTCAAAAATACGCGTTTTCAGCGCGAGGAAAAACAGACAAAGCGAACAGACAGATTCCACTCTTCCCACCGCTCAAACGAGCTCTCAGCGCGAAACACGGGTATCTGATCGCGTCAGCTCACGGAGAACGCGTTACACAGACGACGTGGCGCGTCGTCTGGCGCTCGTACTGCACAAGCATGGAGACTGCAATAAACGGAATCAGCAAGCGATGGTACGGAAAGACGAAAGAGCAGAAAGCTCTGCTCGAGAAAGGCGAGCTGAAAGAGTGGATCAGCTTTGACGTTGTGCCGTACTCGTTGAGGCATGCGTTCTGCGCGATGATCTGCCGCGACAATGGTGTCGAGCTGAATGTCTGCCGAAGATGGATGGGGCATGCTGACTCGAAAATGATCTTGCAAGTGTACGACTCAGTATCAGAAGATCGATCAGCTCGCGAGCGAAAAAAAGTCGAAAGTCAGTTAATTCGGGGTCAGAAAGAGGGTCAGGTCGAATCGTTATACGCTGAGAACGTTGAAAAATAAAGCGCTGCAGTCAGATAGACGATTCGCTTCATACCCGGAGTGTCATAGGTTCGAGTCCTATTTGAGCCACACGAAAAACCACGGAGAAACAACGCTCCGTGGTTTTTTCTTTTATCTGACGCGAATGAAAAAAACGAAAAATCTGACCCTTTTTCGGGGTCAGATAAGGGTCAGCTTATTCAAGACTGCTGAGTAGAGGCGCGGCTGTATGATCTCCAATGTCTGCAGCAGCTCGTCGATCACGGGCAGCACGTCGCTCTGATCTTTGCCGTCGATTACTCTCGCGAACTCTGACTCGCTGTCAATCTCGATCGTGTTCCGAGTCGGCGCGGGAGCGAATGAGTATTCCGGCTTTTCGTCGAACATTTCGCGCTTGATCGTGTAAAATGCAGCGAGCATGATGCACGTCTTCGCGTCGGGTTCTCGCTTGCCTTGGCATTCAGCGATTGCAGACTCGAGGTCTTTCTTCGTTATCACAGCAGCGCCCTCTCTTTACATCTTCTCGATCAGTCGCTTGATCTCCATGCGAGTACGATCGTCGGGAGCGTCGTTCATCAGATCGCGCAGCTTTTCAGTCAGATCGCTGCGAGAGTAACGTCCCATGCTGTCGCGGCGGCGAGCATAGGAGCGATCGAAAGACCGATCTTCATAACTCCACGGCATGCTGCTGTACTCGCCGTCTTCGATGATCTTGCACAGATTCTTGATCGTGTGTGTCAGCTTGTCGATGATCTCGAGATTGCTGCTGGACAAATCTTTGCGTCCGTAGTCTTTCAGCTCGTCGATCAGTCGCTCTTTCAGATCGTGCAATTCTTTCATACTTGCACCACCTTACACTGCCGGAGTGACGGGATTGGCGACCGTATACGCGGGAATCGGATACGGAGCGACCCGATTGACGATGTACTGCGTCTGAGCAGTGTTATCGGCGATCAGTTGAGCAGTCTGCGCAGTCTGAGATGCTGCCATTGCCTGCATATTGACCTGAGTCTGCAGTTCAGCGTTGCGACTGCGAAGCATCTCGATCTCGTTCGCACAGATTTTATCGAGGATTTTCTGTGTGTTGGAGTTGCTTTCTGCGATCACAGTGCGCAGAGCGTCAGAGATCGCAGCCCTGTCAGCACACGCTTCAGTAGCGACAGTATATTTCAGATCAGCAGTGTTCGCGGACTGCTGGCAGCAGCAGTTCTGCAGCGCACTCTGAACTCCGAAAGAGCGCTCCATATCAGCGATCGTGTTGGAATACATCTGCTGCGCCAGTGCGTTCTGAGCGCCGTTGATCGAAGCGTTCACTCCCGCAAACCCGCCGCACAGAGCTGTTGCGACGTCACCGAAGCCAGAAGTGATGCTGTTCTGGATTCCGCTGATCTGACTACCGATCATCTGATCGCGGAAACCGTCGTTGATGTTCTGCGAGTTGTTCATCCAAGGGTACAGCCCTGCTCCGTCGAACCCGCCGCCGAATCCGTTGCCCCATCCACCCATCAAAATGAAGAGCAGCAGAATCCACCATCCGTTGCCGTCGCCGAAGCCGAAACCGCTATTGCCGCCCATCCCCGTGGGAGTGACGAGCATCGTAGTGTTTGTGCCTTCGTCAGTAAGTGCCATAAGTAAAATTATCCTTTCTTTTTTTATTTGCATCCTCGCTCTGCAGCGCAAGGAAAGCAGACTTTAATTGACGATAACTGTCTTCATTTTCCACTCATCATCCTTTGGAACTGCTGTGCCATCTGCACCGCGTTGTTGTACTGCTGCTGACTGATCTTGCCACTGTTGAGCATCTGCTGAATCTGCTGACGCGGATCGCCAGTGAACATCCTTTGGAACTGCTGAAAGCGCTGCATGATGTTCTGAGGGTTGATCGGGTTATTCATCGTCGACTTCCTCCAACTTCTTTGTCAGCTTCGCAACTTTGCTGCGAAGCGCTGTTATCTGCTCAGAAACCGCGTTTATTTCGTCTTTCGTCGCATAGACGGGCGAATTGTCGTTCTTCACATCAGACGCGGGAATAGACGGGTTTTTGTTCGATTCTCGTACAGTGTAGTCGAGCGTCTTCATGTTCGGCATACCAGTCGCGTCTGCTGACTTGATATAAACCGTCTGCGACTCAGTATCGAACAGGACGACAGTGCTGTTCGGAGCGACGAGATAACTCTTCGCTGCTTGCTCGCCTTGAATCCAGTTGATGCCTGACTGTGTGCGATCGTATGCGGTCGTATTCGATCGTATAGGATCGTATGCAGTCGTATACGGAGTGTATGTTGCAGGGAAACCGTTGTAGTATGCCATCATTCATCCCTCCACCAGTAATACTGCGGAATCTCTCTCGAGCTGTCCCATGAGTCGAGCAGCGTCCCATCTCTGACAGTCGCTACGTGATTCCCGAAACCGAGCACAAACGTCCCGCGAGGATGATCGACAGCAAACTGCTCTGCTGTATAGCAGTCGGGGCATGTGTTCGGGATAGCAGATCGCTTGAACCCGTGCTGTCTCAGCACTGATCCCCAAACAGCATTTGAAGACGGCATGTCGCCCATCTGATATGCGTTCGCAGAGATCAGAGCGAACGCAGTCTCCCAGTCGATGCCGAGTGCTGCTGCGATCGCTCGAACAGCGCAGTCGCCGACATTACGCGAGACAGGGTTCGGGTTAAACTGCCTCCATCTGCTCACTGCTGCTCCTTTCCACGCTCTCGACGTACAGCTCAAAGTCGTGCGGGCGTCCTCTGTACAGCTTCAGCATGTGCAGCGCGATCTCTCGCGGCATCCCGCAGTCGATCAGTCTTGCGATCAGCTTGTTCATCGTCCCACCTCCGAGATTATTGTCGCAAAAGAAAAGCCCGTTCACGAGGTCGTGAACGGGTAACTTTAAGGTAGTTTATAGGTTATTTGCGGATGCCATCAGCACAGAACCAATCATCTGCCGTCTTTATTTCTGCACATGGCAACCATTGCGGCACTGAATCTCTTTCACCTTCATCGTCATGGAATCGGCAATCCTTGCATCGGACAATCGCTTCCGGGGCATCGTTTACGAACTTGGTAACAAACCCGGTAAGAGTCATAAGCATTGGGTTGCTACTGCTTCTGCCAGCATCAAGTATCGCTTTCTCAAGTGCATAGCCATCAATGATCTTCTTATCGCTCATGTTTTTCCCTCCATGTCTTTTCGGATCAGACTCTTCAGATACGCGCTGATGCTGTCTTTCTGAGACAACCAGTCGAGAATCTGCATGTCTTCTTCTTTCGTTCTGTTCAGCGACATATGCACGAGCTTGATGTTCTTCTTGATGTAGTTCTGCTCGTACTGATACTGATCGAACTCACCGCTTCTCAGCTTCGGCATACACATCTCTCCTTTATGAATGATACTCGATCTTTACGAGCCACTTTACCTCTTTCCTTGCGTGCTTGTCAATGTACTCTGTCAGTCTGCTCTGCGCTTCTGTCCATCTCTTCTGCGCTGCGTCGATCTTTTTCATGATGTAGTCGGGACGCAGATCAGCTTTACAGACAGGGCAGAAGTTGCCCTTCAAGTACTTGATCGCGAGCTTGCTGCTGCACTTCTTGCAGCCGAGCATCGCTGACGTCAGCGTCTTCGGGTACTCAGCTTCGCAGAGCTTGAAGAACTCGTTATGGCGCTCGTGCTCTTTCGCTCTGAGCTCTTCGAGCTTCGCGTTCGTGAACGGCATCGACGTGACGTACTGCACAGCAACGCAGTCGTAGTTCCCGCGATCAATGTGATCGATGAACTTCTCTGCTTGTGCTCTGTCGCTGCAGGGAGCAGCGTCGATCCACCTAATCGAATTGTACAGCCCGCCGCAGTCGCTTTCTCGCGCGACGTACTCGTTGATGCGCTTCTCTGCGTCTTTCTTGTCGACGTTCAGCGGATAAACGAACTTCTCGATATTATGCATTTTCTTCTTCCTCCTGTTTTTTAATGAGATCGATGATGTACTCATTCATGAGCTGAAACGACGCGAACTGACCGAGATACAGCCCGCCTTCTTCGTGACCAGTGTACAGTCTGTACATGTCGTCGACTGCGAAGAACGCGAACGTTCTCCCGCAGAGCTTCGTCTTCCAGTCGATAGAAACAAAATTGCCCATAGCTCTCAGTCTCCTTTTACGTTGAGAATCAGCTTGATCGCTTTCTCTGCTCTCGCAGCAGCAGTGACGATCAGTTTCTTGTCGTTCTTCAGCGCTTTCAACCAGTTCTGAACGTACGCAGCGCTGTTGCGGAACGTTCTGTCGTTTTCGATGTTCAGCGTCGCCATGATCGAAGCTGATCCGATCTCAGCGACGAGCTCTTCAGCACTGTACTCAGCGCTGCCAAACGCTGCAGCTTTGACGAGTCTGTTCAGTCGATTCGGGTGACCCGTCGAGTGCGTCAGTTCGTGGAACAGCGTTGAGTAGTACTCTGCGTTGTTCTGAAACTGCTCCGGCAGCGGGAGCGTGACTGTGTCAGTCTTCGGACAGTAGCATGCGCGATCGCACTGCTTCAGCTCCAGCTTGACGCCTTCGCGCTTGACATAGTCGTCTACGACGTCGCACGCTGACTTATCGGGGTTGAAGTCGTACAGCATGCCCGCGTCTTTGTGGAACTTCTGCTCGATGCCGTCGCACTGACTGATCTTGAACACTGTCGTCCACTTCAGAAAAGGGAACTGCTCGTCTGTCTCGTTGCCGTCTTCGTCTTTCTTGTTCAGCCAAGTGAAGAAGACGATCTTCCTGCCGTGCTCGCCCTTGCGAACCATGCCGCCGCGATCGATCGCTTGATTGAACGTCACCCACTCGCCCGCTATGTCGTCGACGAGCTCGTCCCAGTCTTTGTACTTCTTGTCGGGATCAGCGAGCAGAAACTGGTTCAGCAGCGTATACACCCGCCCGTTGTGTCCTGACCACGCGCACGAGCGCGTCATAGCCCACGGTTTCTCCCACGGGATAAATCCCTGTTCAAGCATCGCACAGATGCGATCTGTGACCATCTGATATGCGTCCATAGCCCTCAGTCTCCTTTCATCAGATCAGCTTCTTTTCAGTCGCTTGACGCAGCACGTCTTCGCGCTGACGTCTGACTTCTTTGAGCTCGCTGCACGTCGCAGCATAGCAGTCAGACATGTTCGCAACGAACTCGCTGCCCTTCAGCGACGCGAGCGCGTACGCGAGATCGTCTTCGTTCTCGATCGCCCACTGCTTGCCGAACTCGACGAACTGCTTCGGAACGCGCTTCACGTCAGACTCGCTGACAGCAGTCGTCTCGTTAAACTGAGACGCTTTGTTGATCTTCAGCGCTCCGTTCATATCGACGTCGACGACGGAGAAGGGCTTGTGGTCGAAGATAACGACTTCTCCGACCCACTTCTGCTTCTTCTCTTTGATGAAATCACTCCACATACTTGTCTCCTTCCTGCTGAGTCATACTCAGCGATCGATCAGTTCAGACTCTTCTTCAGCTCGTAGATCAGCACCGTGATCTCTGCAGCCGAGCTCTCGTTGTAGACGAACTCTGCGAAGTCGTTCGCAGCATCCTCAGACTCTTCTTCGTGATAGATCGTCTGCCACTGTCCGCTCTTGTTCATTATTCTGACGACGACGAGATACTTCATTCTCTTTCCCTCCTTTCTATCAGACCACTTTGCAGCGGTTGATGAATGTCTGCTTGATCCCACGGAACTCGTCGTGATCTTTGATCGTTCCGACGATCTTCTTGATCGTGCCGTAGTCGTCGGGCAGATTGTGGATCGAAGACGATCTCCACATCAGAACATTGCCGTCGACTGTGACGAACTTGACGAGCCACATCGTGCCGTAGTCAGTCTCCCAAGAAGTGACGATCTCAGTCGATGCGATCTCGAACGTCGTACGCTCGCCGATCTCGCCGACGTGCTTGCTGCTGACTTCGATCTTGCGCTTTTCTTCGCGTTCAGCTTCGCGGACGAGACTCTTGTTCCAAGTCGGGATCAGCGAAGCGAGTATCCCGTAGTGGCAGCGCTTGATCTCTTTCATGCTGCAGACGAGCTTCAGATTGTGGAGATACGAGCTCTTGCTGTCGTCTTGTTCAGCGATCCAAGCGAGAGCGTCGTGCGCCATCTTCGTCGCGTCTTCAGAGCAGGGATCGAAGTGATCGCGATCGATCATCATGCGCAGCTCGTCGTACCACTTCATGCAGTAGGTAAACTTGCGATAATGCTTGTAGTACGCGTCGTAGAGGTCTTCGGCAAGATACGCTGTCGGGCGCTTGGCGTTCTTCTCGAAGTTGTCGTTTTCGCTCTTCGGAACGAATCCGTAGTGTCTGATCGTCTCGCACACAAAGCGTGTCATTTCTTCAGCAGAGACATACTCGAAGTCTCTGAAACCGAGCGATCCGAAGGAAGGTTCGCGCTCTTCTTCTTCTTCGAGTCCGTCGAACAGCGAGCGATACTGCGCGATCGCGTCAGCGTTCAGCCCGTGCGTATAATCAGCGAGGCAGCTCTTGCCGACTTGCTTGATCTCGCCGGACTCAGTGTTCTTGACGAGGAACAGATACTTGCGCCAGCGATTTGTCTTGCAGTGCTCGCAGTAGCAGTCGCTCGTGTAGTACTTCGTCGGGATCGTGATATCGCGAGCGCTGTGGATCAGATTGCCCTTCTCCGTCGCTTCGATGCTCGCGAGCCACTCCCATCCGTTGATCTGCGCTTTGCCTTCTGCTTCGATCTCGACATAGCGCAGATGGTGGACGATCTCCTGCCCGTCGATCTTCTCTTTGATCTCGCGGACTTCTTCGTTCCCAGTCAGCTCGACTTTGCAGTCGATGCCGTACTTCGCGCACTTGTTAACGACGCGGGTCAGCTTCTTCAGCAGATCGTCAACGTAGCCTTCAAAGATCATGTACTTCGCCATTTGATTAGCCCTCCTAAAAGTCGATCAGTATCAGTGGACAGCTTATTTTTGCACATTTTAGATAAAATGTCAACAAGTATTTTCTGATCAAATAAAAAAGATCGCTGACAGATCAGCGATCTTTCGACGATCGATCAGCGATCAGACTGTCGTGTAGACGAACAGCACCTGACGCTCGCGCTCAGTGATAAGTCCCGCGTCGCGCAGCCCGCGTAGATACCCGTTGATCGTCGCTCGAATCTGCATATGCATCGAGTAAGCAGTCGTCGGAAAGCGCTTGTAGTCGCTCTTTCGCAGCTCGATCTCGTGGCGAACATTCGCGGGCAGCTTCTCGAGAGTCTCTCGCGTCGTCATGTCGATCCCTCCCTTCACTGATCGACGACGTCTTCGAGATCAGAGCTCGCGTCGCTCAGATACTCGAGCGCGTCTTCGAGCGTGCTCATGACGTCGTCCATCTTGTCGACAGCTTCCTGCATCGACTCGCCGCGCTCAGACTCCTGCAGAGATTCGGGCAGATTGTCGAAGCACTCTTCTTCCTCGTCCTTCAGCTCTTCGAGATCGACGTTGATCGCCTCGAGCTCCGCGTGCAGCGCTTCGATCCGATCGATCAGCGCTCTGATGTTCTTCCTGCGTGTGTTGTTCATGGTTAGCCCTCCTTAAATGTCGTTGAGTACTGTGGACAGCTTATTCTTGCACATTTTAGATAAAATGTCAACAGTCTTTTATAGAAGAAACACAAAAATATTCCCGACGTATTTCAGTCGGGAATATGCGAGAACAGAATAGCTTCTTGCTTATGGATGCGCAGTCGTACTGTCTTTGTCGTCATTCCTGTCTCGAACCCGATCGCCTCGAACGTCATGCCGTCGATCAGTCTCAGTTCGAGCATCCTGCGATCGACAGAGTTGTGGACGTACTCAGCGATCAGCTCACGGATTTGAGAGTTGCTGTACTCCATCGCTCACCTCCGTGATATGCTGATTCACGAGCTCGATCAGTTGTCGCTCGCGCACTGTGTTGCCGTACACGAATATCCCGATCACGACGGAGAGAGTGACGCAGATCGTGATCAGCGCGATCAGCATGCGCTTGTTGGCGCGGTTGTAGTGCATCATGGCGTTCTCGTGCAGAAAAAACGGAACGCATGCCTGAGTCTCGCAGTTCTTGCAGTCTTCCATCTCGTCAATCCTCGTCGGGAGGCTGAATCTGCTGTGCCTCGTTGTACTGATCTGTGCTGATTTTCAGCACAGCGCCGAGAAAAGCGTCGACGACAGAGATCGTGCCGACGATCTCAGTCGCGTACGGGAATCCCCAAATCTTCGCGAGCCCGAAGTACAGAGCGCCGCAAGCGGGAAGTACGATCTGCGCCACATATTTCAGAACGTCGTACACCTTGTTGCTCATTTTCATACAGTAACTCCTTTCAGACGATGGGCATGCCCATCAGCTCGTTGTGAACTTGCGTTATCGTCCCGTTGCCACCCAGTGCGTGATACGATGAATACGCAGAGTCAATAGCGTCTTTTCTGCTGACTGTGATCGTCCCCACTGCCTTGCAGCGTTCGTAGGTGTCGAGTATCTGCATACGCAGAATGTCGCGCACGCCGTTCTCGATCGCTTGGTTACGAATACGTTCTTCCTTCAGCTTCTTGCTGATCCTGCGAAGCGCGACTCCAAACCCAGAGACGATCAGTCCGAACAAGCACTCGAGCCAATACTTCGCAACCCATTCCATCATGTCAATCAACCTTCTTTCAAGAACTCTTTCATCATGTAGCCTTCCTTGCCGTTGAATGAAACGTAATCCCATTCAGTCGGCGGGGGAGTCTCGAGCTTCACTGTCTTTCCTGTGTCAATGCGCGTGATGATACTCGCACTCTTGCTTGGCGCTGATCGCAGCGCGACGCGTTTCCCTGTTACCAGTGCGTAGCCTTTTGCCACGGGTTGATCACCCCCTTCATACTGCAGTCCCTTCAGCTCGCCCCAATGCGTCCACTTCTTGTCGACAGGAGACGCGATGATGCCTTGCTGAGTGCCCGCTGCTTCTATGACGAGCCCGTTCCCGATGTAGAGTCCGACGTGTCCGTACTTGCCCTTTTTCTTGTTGTAGGTGAATACAGCAGTTCCGACTTTCAGCGTCTGCCCGTCAGTGCGCTTGCCTTTGTTCAGCTCGCCGTGATTAGTGCAGTACTTTCTGAACATCGTGTCCGAGCCGTGGTACATATAGCCGCCAAGCTCTTTGAACGCCCACGAGAACAGTCCCGAACAGTCAGCGACGCGATGACCGATCCATCGACTGCCGTACTTGCGTCCCATCTCCCGATCGGAGTCTGTCGTCTTTTCGAGGGCACGCTGACGAGCCGCAGTCCACATCTCGCCCGCAGTGCCCCATATATAGCCCCAGTCTCCGTCGAGCGCGAATTGGAACTTCGCGATCAGCGCTTCAGTCGTGATAGGCATTGTTTATTCCTCGACAGCAGGAGCGATCCACGTCTCGCCGAATCCGGGAATTACGTTGCCGTACATATCCGTAATCAAACAAGATACATAGTCTGTATCGGCGTTGTTCCCGTACGCATATGCTCCGAGATATGCGTGGTAGCTCTGCTTCGCTGCTTCAAAGGTGTCTTTGACGACGATCCCTTTGTCGTAGTTGCCGGACGTGTGCTTGATCTGATGCAGGAAAAACTTGTTTTCGTTCATAGTAGTTGCCGCCTTTCTTTTTTGTTACGATATGGTCACGCTGCCCGCGTGAATGATAGCAGTTCCGTTCACACCGTATGTCGAACTTATAGTCACATTTGCGCCAGACTTTGAAAGCGTAAGAGCTGACGCACCCGCAATAACGTAATAGTCAGCAGTGCCGCCGCTTGTACAAGACAGATTGATGACGCCCGCGTGCGACGTGTATGCAGACCCACACAGCAACGTTATGCGAGCGTTGCTTGTCATAGTAAACGTAGCTGGAGCACTACTCGTTATTGTAAACAGTCTTCCTTCAGCTTTTTTGTCGATCTTATCGTTTTCGCTGCCGAACACCCACGAAGAGTTATTCTTCGACCCGCTTACAACGTCAGCAACGTCAGACGACGTTGTTACGACGATCATCGATCCGTAGGAGTTACTGCCCGCTTTTGTAAGCGTCCCGTAGTAGTATCTCGCAGTAAACGCTCCGCTTGCTGACGAGAAATTGAAGCGGATCGCTCTCTGCGAATACGTTCCCATTGAAGAGAACTCAGAGTCCAACGCCGCGCCGAGTCCTGATTCAGTCGTGAAAGTGCCGATGGTCTTATACGATAGCTGACCGCTGACTGTTGAAATATCGTCAGCGTTTGTTTTCATCGTGCTGTCGATAGTGTCCATATTGCTGTTGATTACAGCAACGTCAGCGCTCTCACCATACGCGGGTTTTACGAGATGGTAGTTCGTTGTCTGTGTCGCCATTCTTTATCACTCCTCGAACTGAATGTAAGGTTCAAGACTTTCGATGCACTGCATCGTCAGTCGGGGGAACTCTGAAAGACTCAAGGTAACTTTTTCATAGTCGATCTCACACTCCATTTCCTCAAGCTCTTTATGCTTCTCTGCGTACAGCATACGAGACTCAACGTCGGGGAGACTCAAACGTCCCGCTTCAGTAATCTCGCCGCCGCACTGCTTTGCGAGCTTCTCTTCCTGCTCGCACTGGAACTCGACGATCTCCTTCAGTGATTTTTTCAACTTGAACAGCTTGAACGCAACAAGACTGCTCGTCTGAAGTGAATCGAGTGCCGCGAGCGATCCAAACGCTCTGACTGCCTGCCCCTGTGTCGTTTTCATGATGATTCCTCCTTATCATGTGAAGTAATAGACCGTGCACGGAACTTTGCTGGTCGTTGCCGAGCACTCGCATTTCAACTGGATATCGAAAGCGGGATTGCCCGCTTGGTCGCCCCAAACGTAGCAGTAAATCGTCGAGCCTTCTTTGCAGAGATTGTTCGCCGCGCCTGTCAACTGCCCGGAGTTGATGTTCACTGTCGTCGTTGTACCAGTCGAGAGCGTCAACTCGCCGCTGATCGTGACAGTCGGAGTTGAGCTTGCAGAGGTCATGGGACTATTGGACAATCTGAACTCGATCGTCTGTGTTGACTGACTGCCTGTCGTCCTTCGCGCTGTGCCGTGAATCGTGTACTTGTACCAACTCGCGTTATCACCAAACGTCGAAGATGCGCCACCCGCTTGACTGAAGTACACCGCACGCTGAAGACCCGCATTGATCGTCGCTGGAACGCTGTTATGCTCGATCGTCGCGTTGTAGTAGGGCTTTATGAGCACCCAGTCGTGCTGTCCGCTCATGCTGTTGATGATTGTCTGCTCGTTATCAGTCCTTTTCAGAACGATAATGTCGTCGCGAGCCCACATATCCTTGCCGTTGACTGATACGCGACTGCCCTTCATCTCGATGCCCGCGTTTGACATATGGACGTAGTTGTTCGCGTCTACGTCGAGATTGATGTGCTTCGCGCCTGTCAAGTCAAGACCGTTCGCAGCGATAGAAATACCACTCTTTTTAAGGTACGCGTTGCTGTCTGTGTAGCTCTCTGCAGCAGCGACGATCGCAGCAGCAGACTGGTACAGAGTAGTCTTTTCAATAAAAGCACCGGACGACGCTGCCGTAGATTGCCTGACAGCCTCAGTTACAATAGAGTCAGCAGACTGGTAGGCAGTCGTCTTCGCGATGTACGCACTGTTCGCGTTTACCCTCGCTTGACGAACTGCTTCAGTGACGATCGCGTCTGCTGTCTGATACGAAGTCGTCTTCGCGATGAATCCCGATGCGGCATTGACTCCCGCTTGACGGACTGCTTCGTTCACGATCGCTGTCGCTGTCTGATAACTCGTCGTTTTTGCGATGTAGTTCGCGCCCGCGTTTACACCCGCCTGAGATACTGCTTCGGTAACAATCGCGTCAGCGGTCTGATACCGCGAAGTCTTTGCGATCTTCGTACTTTCTGCTGTTTTTGCGCGTTCGACTTCAGATTCGATCTTGCTGTTTGTTACAATCAGTTGACTGCGAGTTTGTACAAGCTCATTACCGAGCTGTGCTCTTGCTTGCGCTTCGAGACTGATCGCTTCAGCAGTCTCTCTGATCTGCGTGCTGTGGTATACCTCAGTCGCTCTGTCTGCAGTCTGCACCCACTGCGTACCGTCCCAAACGTACGTTCCCGATCCGAGAGCGTCTTTCCAGACGAAGTTGTTCTTCAGCGTCTGCCATGTCGAGTTCTTTGTCTCGAGCCACGACCCGAAAGCGCCTTGACTCTTTATCCAAATATCGCCGACAGTCACTTCTTCAGTCAGCGTCGGGTCGCTCCACATAACATAGCTGCTGACTTTCGCGTTCACTGACTCGACTGCCGCTTCGATCGCCTGACTCTGAACTTCAAGAGTCGCCTCGAAAGCTGAAATATCGCCGGACAAGACGTCGACAGTAGACTGGTCTGCTTTCAGAGTAATCGCGTAGGTGTTCTGCGCGATCTGCGTGCTCATGTTCGCATTGATCTCTGAGCTGTACAACACCTTCCACTGAGTACCCGTCCAAACGTACATCTTGTACTTGCCGAGCACTTCTTCCCAGTCCATCGTTTCGTGGAGATAGTTCCACGTCAGATCATTGATACTATCCCATGTGTTGTCAGTAATCGGGAGAACCCAAATATCGCCTTCAGTTAGCCCGCTGTGACTGGGTTCTGTATCAGAATAGTAAATCGTGCCGTATCCGAGCGATGCTATCCGACTGTCGAGACTGTTGATCGTCTGCGTGATCGTTGACCCGCTTTGCCAGTTGCCGATCGTCGAAGCGATGTAAGTGTTCGACGACAAGTCGAGCGCATTGATCTTCGCGATCGTTGCTTCTCTCGCAAACAGTCTGTCTGCGCTGATGATGTTCGCGTTGACTTCATCCATCAGAGCATGAGTCGCATAGATGTTCGCTGTCGACAGATTCTCAGCAAGAATATCTGTGTCAATGATCGTCTGCCCGGTTAATGTGTGCCCCGCGTTGATTTCTTCTTGCGTCGGAGTGACTTGCGTCGCTGTGACTGCGCCAGTCGATACGTCAACGTCGAGGTGATAGTAGTTATCGTCTGTCGCTTTGATAACGAGATCGCCGATCGTTGCTTGCACCATCTGTGCATACCCGACCATCAGACGCGGAACAAACAATTTCCCGCCGACTGCTTCTTGGAATACAGCCTGACCGAAGTACGCAGACTGAGCGTTCAAGTCTTTGACTTTTGCGAAGTCAATGTCTGCGAGTGCGATACGAGCGTCTGCGATGTCCGCAGTGCCGAGCTTCGCATTGATCGCGCTGATCTCTGTCGCGTCGATCTTGTCTGCGTTGATCGCGTTCGCCGCGATCTTGTCTGCTGTGACTGCGCCCGCATCGAGCTTGTCAGTCGTCACTGCGCCTGATGCGATCTTCAGCGCAGTAACTGCCCCGGCGAGAATCTTGTCGGAAGTAATAGCGTCAGCAGCGATCGTCTGTGCAGTGACCGCGCCCGCGTCGAGCTTGTCGGTTGTAATAGCGCCCGATGCAAGTGCGATCGTCGTGATCGAGCCCGCCACAATGTCTTCAGCAGTGATACTGCCCGCGATCAGCTCGTGGATATGCGCAGTCGCTGCAGTCAGTGCGTCAGTAGTCAGCTCGTCGATCGTTGCCTGTGCGATGTGCGCATACGCGATCACACCGTATCCAATGTCTTCAGCTTGAATCGCTTCTGACTCGAACGAGCCCGCGAGAATCGACTTCAGCCTGATATTCGTGCCGTCGACTTCGGGCACTTGCCACGTCGCGATCTTCCGAGATGCGCTCGCGTTCGTGATCTTGCCGATCGTCACTGACAGCAGCGCTCCCGTCAGAATGTCGTGCTCGACTCCGATCACTTGCGCAGCGAAGTTGTACCCGCGCTCAGTCTCTTTGACAGTGATAATGTCATGCAGATAGACTTTGTCGAGGTCTCTGTACTGCGCGTATTCTTCAGTATCGCCCAGTGAAAGGAACTCGACAGTCATTTCGACTTCGGGCAAGTCAACCTTGTCGTCAGTGAAGTGCTTCTGCGCAGCTTCGAGCATCTTCTCTTGGATATTGCTCGACGTGACGCCGTCTTTGCCGATCTGCAGCCCTGTATCGTATATCTCAGCTCGCGGATACGAGTAGTCGTTGATATATTGACTGTCGATGTATTTTTTGCCGTTGTAATCGAGCCAAACAATGTCGCCTTTCTGATTCTTGGCGATCGGGACGATACGCGTCGCGAGATTCTCGATCGACTCTGTTCTCGTGACGCCGAGCATATTCTTGCTGTTCTGAATGACGATACCGCGATCGTATCCAACTTCTTTCAGACAGTAGAAGTCCCAGTTGTTTCTGATGATCGACAGATCGAACTTCGCGCAAACGCCCTTCTCAGGATCAAGGAACGCTTCGACGAGATTTTTGCGCTCGAAGTCGAGGTCTTTCCCGATCTTCTGCTCTTTGCAGTCAGAAGCGACGCGAGACGAGACAGGCGAGATCGCGTTGTCTAAAATGTTCCGGCAGACTTGTGCGCATGTGTACTTCGTATCTTTGTCGGGTTTCCACAGCGTATAGTTTTCGAGATTGTCGTACCATACATGACGCGCAGTGATCGTGACTCCGTCGTCGTCTTCTTCGACAGATACAATGCGGAAGAGCTGATCTTGCAGACGAGTCGGGATCATCTGTGCTTCGAGTCCTGCGAAGCTCGCAGGGATTCCGTACATCGACGTATTAAGAGCATCGAAGTCGCTCTTCTTCATGTAGCGCTTGCCGCCGCGCTTTTTCGTCAGATCGTTGACATAAACCCCGATTGTTTCTGTTACGAGCCCGTTGATCGAAAGACCAACAGCAGCGTCGTCGACTTGCGCGATCTCGACTTCGTCGTTGACTGTAAGTCTCTCGAGCAGATCGCCGAGGAACTTATCAGCAGCAGATTGGGAGTTCTTGTTCGGCGCGGGCAGATAGAGGTCAACGTCTCTTTGAAGTACTGCCACTGATGATCACTCCCTTCTGCTTAGTCTGTTTTCTTGACTGTGTTCGCATACTCGTCGTCGCGAATGACCGGGGGAACGCGTACTGGGACAGCGCACTTGATGAAGTTTCCGACTTTTGCGCTCTTCCACTTCTGCTTGCTGTCATACGACAGCTTGATCACGACTTGACTCTCTCCGTTCTTCTCTTCAGTGAAGACTGCTTCAATCGGTCTGAGATCGCCCGCGAGCCCTGTCGTTGAAAAGTCTGTGCAGTCTTGATCGTAAACGTAGATCGGGTGGTTTTCTGCCATTACACCCACCTCCAGTGCGGAGTGATCGTGACTTTTGTCGCGCCAGTACCGAACGTGACTGCACTGCTTGCGTTCATCGGCAGGACAGGGAACTCGCCGCGCATTGTAGTAGCACTTGTTGCTGTGTAGACGTATCCGTTCTCGCAGTCGATGTATACCGGAACGTTCGCTGTCATGTCGTCGATCGTGATCTCTTTGCCAGCGATCGTGACTGTCGTGTCGCCTGACCCTTCGACAGCGATCAGCGGGTAAGCGTCAGCGCTGCCGGGATTCAGCAGAGCGCCTGACTGCGTGAACTCTGTTACGCTGTCGACAGCTTCGTACATGCACGGATCACAAGTAAAAATGATCGTCGCGGTATCGTAAAAACCACCGTTCGCAGCGACTCGCGTCCACGCGATCTCTTCTTTCACTGACGCTTTGTACGCTTTCGTCAGATCGTCAGAAGAGACGAGCTTTCCTGTGCCGTCTGCCCATGCATTGACGAGCTGTCTTTTCGCTGCGCTTGCTTTCAGCAGAACGAGCGATACTGTTATATCGAAGTTCGCGAGCCCTTCGTCGACATGCAGCGCTCCGTCGCGTCCTTTGACGTAGTACTCAGTGAAGCGCATCGACGCTTTCTTGTGCGACGGCATCTTGCTGACATACACGTCGCCGAGCGAGTCAGTCGAGACTCCACGGAAGATCAGATAACCCATACTCAGCCTCCCATCGCTCGCATCTTGTTGTAAGTCTGCGCGTTGATGTTCTTCGCAGTGCGACGCTTCGTCAGATCAGCAACTTTCTCTCCGTTCAGAGCGAAGTTCACTCTGCTCATCGCAGACATGATCGCGCTGTCGATCGCGCCTCTCAAATCGATCCCGCTGCCTTCGCCATCTCTGAACTGACGAGCTTGCGACTTGTTCAGCACCATTTCGCCGCGATGCAGCAGAGAAGGATAGTTGTCGTACGGCACAGTCCAGTTGCCTTTCGCTTGCCCAAACGGTTTCGTCCCTGCTCCAATGCCGCTTTCGACGTTCAGCGTGACGGGGATCGTCACTGTTCCGATCTGAGCAGCTATGTCGCTCGCGCCGCCCTTTACTTCGGGCATGACAGGAATCTTGACTCCGTTCTTGTCAATGTCGAAGAAGCTGAAGTCGATCTTCGTGTCTATGCTCGCTTCATTCAGCTTCTTCGCGTACTCACGCATAGCAGAGTCGTTACCTTCAAACGCTTTTTGGAAGTTCTGCCACGCGATCTCGTAGTTCTTCGGATCGAAGTCTTTGCTGCCTTGCTTGTGCAGATTGATCTGCGCTGCCATCTGCTTGACTGCGTTGACTTGTTCTTTTGTCAGACCAGTCTGTTCATACATCTGCTGAGTCGCGTCGCGTATCTCTTGCTGCGCTCCGAGTATCTCTTTAGCTTGTTCTTGCGTATAGCCGACTTCTTGACCGAGCTCTGTGATGTTGCCCTCGCTGTCGAATATATCGTCGTTTCCCTGCGCAGTGAAAGCGTTTTTCGTCAGAACATACCCGCCAGCAGCGATAGCTGTCGCCCACTTCAAGAACGGGAGTATTTTGTTTTTGCCACCGCTCGTTGGAGTAGTAGTCGTCGTTGTTGTAGTAGTCGGTGTAGTCGGAGCCCCGGTCGGATTTTGACCACTAAGCACTTTCGCGATCTGATCGAGATTTTTTGCGCTCGACAGTGTGTTCAGCTTCGTAATAAACGACAAGAGCGAGTTGCTGATCTCGAGCCCTTTGAGCGCTGCAAACCCTGCTGCGATACTACCAATGACTGTCCCAATGTCTGCATGGTCTGCGATCCAGCTGCATACGTTGTACAGCGTCTCAAGCGCTCCTGCTGCGAGATTACTCAGTGGAGTATCGAGATCGCGCAGATGGTCGACAGCAGCGGGTATGCCTTGATTGAAAGCGACGACGATCGTGTCGACCATGTCTTTGACGCCAGACAGAACTTCTGCGAGCATGTTCAGCCCGGGGCTGTCGCTTTCTTTCCACTCTGCGATCTTCGCAGGGAAGTCAGTGATCAGTCCCCAAACCTCGGACGCGACGTTCTTTACGTTTTCGAGAGCGCCGCCGAGCTTCTGAAGAACAGGACTGTCGCTGTCTTTCAATGTCTGAATCGTCGTATCGAGAATCTTTCCCGCTTCTTCGATCGCGCCCTTCAGCCCGTTCTTCTTGAACGCGTTCGTCAGACGCTGCACGACTTTCGTCCCGATCTGAGCGAGCTTGCGCAGAGAAGGAGTCAGTCCTTCAGTGACTGCTATCTTTGCTTCAGAAATCGCAGAGTTCAGTATAGTCATATCGCCTTCAAGGTTAGCGAGCTGAGTATCTTTCATTCTCTCAGCAGCGCCGCTTGATTCTCTGACTGCTTTATACAGCTTGTCCCACTTCTGCTTCGTCGTGCCGAGCAGTGCTTCAAAAGAGCGAATATCGCGAATGTCGAACATTTCGCCGAATATTTCAGCTCTTTCTTTCATCGACTTGCTGCTGAGTTGCGAATTGAAGTCAGCGAATATATCAGTCAGCAGTCGCATATTTCCTGCGCTGTCGTATACATCGACTCCGAGTTCTTTCAGCCCTTTCGCAGCTTTGTTTGCAGGGTTGCTGATCTTTGTAATGATGTTACGCAGCGCTGTGCCGCCCTCTGATGCTTGAATACCATTATCAGCAAGCACGCCGAGCAGTACGTTCAGCTCTTCTGTGCCGCCCGCGAGTTTGCGGGCGTTCGCGCCGACTGTCAGAATAGCGTCTCCGAGCTGCGCGACGTTCGTGCCGGAGTTCGACGCTGTCGCTGCCATCTGATCGATCAGCGTGTTAATTCTCTCCATATCAGGAGCGCCATTTTTAAGCTGCAGTCCGAGTGCGTTCGCAGACTGCGATACCATCTCAGCAGCTCGCCCGAGGTCGAGCGACCCTGCTGCTGCGAGATTCAGAACGCTCGGCAAAGCGTCCATCGATTCTTTGACTCCGAAACCCGCGAGCGCAAGATAATTCAAGCCCTCCGCTGCTTGCTGCGCAGTGAACGCTGTTTCAGACCCCATCTTGCGAGCGAATGTCGAAAGCTGCTTGATCTCGTCTACTGTTTTGCCCATTGTCGCAGCGACTTGCGACATAGCTTTGTCGAAAGACTTGCTTTCTTGAACTGAGCTCTTGACAAAGTTAAGCGTAGCAGTGCCCGCTTTCTCGATGAACTTGCCGAGAAGCTGACCCTTTGCGACGCTCCACGCAGACAGCTTGTTGCCGAAAGACTTGACTTTGCTCTCTGCAGAGTTCAGCCCGCTGCTGACTGCGCTCGAGTTGATTGTAATGAGGTATTCAAGAGTTCCCGCTGTCGCCATCGAATCACCCCACTAACTTCGCGTAAATCTCTTGTTTGATCTCTTCTGCTGTCTGCTCCTTTTGTTTCCACTCAGGGTGCGACAGCGTAACGTATTGCGGCATATCGTTTTCTGCGGTCGTTTTCAGATGCTGTATCGTCGTTATATGCCATATCGCTTGCCCGACGTAGTCTCTGAAGAGCTGCTCGTTCTGCTCGCGTTCAGTCTCTTCTGCAACGACGTCAGCGAGCGCACTTATTCCGTGGTATCCGTATCGGACGAGACAGTAGACGACTTTCCGACGTTGTTTGCGATCTGCGACGCGGAAGATGTAAAAAAACCGTGCAGAACCTCGTCGTAGCTCTCGCGCACTGTCTTGATCGTGTCCATGAAGTTCATCTTCGCGACTGCAGCAGTGCTCTTCATCGTCAGAGCACCTACGATCTCGTACAGATCGTTTTTGTGCGTCTTGAACATGTACGCGACGAGCTGCGGCAGCAGCGTGCCGATCGTCTTGATCACGGGCTCGTTCTTCATGTCGTTATACTTCTCGATCATCTTGATCGCTTCTTCGTCTTCGCAGATGCTCCCGAACGGAACAGCGAGACGGATCAGAGCTTCAGCAGCTTGATCGTTCGTCATTTCACTGATCTTCATGCTTTTTGTCCTCCTCACAAAAAGCGGGGACGGGGTTGTCCCTCGTCCCCGTATAGGGTTTCAGTTAAGCTGTCTTCACTGCCAATGTAGTATTGCCGCTTGCAATAGCACGACCGTTGCGGTTCGTCATGCAGACAGTGATCTTCTTATTGTTTGCGCTTGTTCCGACTGCAAGCTCGCTCGTTCCGTCCCAAACAGTCCAACTATTGTCGGGCATCGCATTGAACGCGATCGTCGGGGCAGTGTTGCCGATCTTGTAGTAATACGCGCCTTTAGAGGGGAGCGTATAACCGCTCACAGTGACGGCAGTCCCGCCAACAGCAGTTCCTGCAGAAGAACTAACAGTCAGCGCCTCTAAGCTGCCGTCAAGTCCGAAAAAAACTATCTCGAAGGGCGCTTCGTCGTAGTCATCGACTGCTGCCTGACGAGCATGGAACTCAGCAGCAAGCGTGCCTTCGCCTTTGTCGGTATATGTGAACGTAAAGTCCGCAGTATTGATAGCGTTCTTCAGACAGATCAGAACCATGTCGCCGCCAGAAATATCGCCGACCCAGCAGACGTTTGTCAGGTAGTCGCCGACCGCGATCGCGGTGTTCATAGTGATCGTGTCTTTCTTTCCACTTGTGGTCGTGTCTCCACTGCCAAGAAGCAGTTCCATGTTCGCAGGAGTCACTTCAAGCAGAGTGGTGCTCAGATAAGCGTCGGTAGAGTCGACGAAGTCGCTACCCTTGAATCCATAGCGCATACCGTCGATCTCAGGTGTACGCATTTCTCGAGTCACGGTAAAAGTACCGCCGCCTCGAGTCGCGCCGATCAGTGTACCAATGGGGCTTGATCCACCGCTGATAACATTGGCAATGGCAGCTTTCAGAGCGGCAGAGTCAGAAATGCTCGAATAGTCGACATTCTTCATCAAGACGCCCGCGTTCAACTGAAGTTTGTTGAACGTATCTGCACGAAGTCCGGTAGTTCCTCCGGGTGCACCCATAAGTTGCTCCTTCCTCCGGGTTATTCACCCGGCATGTGATATGCATTGATTGCCAGTGTCAGAAGCACTGACTGAGAATATTCATCCGCACGAAGCTGCATGAGCGGCGTCGACGGATAGATCACAATATGCCCGCCGTCAATGTCGAAATTATTTCCTTCTCCGATCGCTTCAACGATCTGATCAGCAGTTGTCAGCAGATCAGCGAGTTGTCGCTGCGGATACCATATCTGAGCGTACATGTTCGCTTGCTGATTCCATTCCGGCTCGACGAGCTGATAAGTGATGTACGGCAGAACGACCTCGTCGGGGACGCTTTCTGTCGTGTATGCGGGAAGTCCGAAGCTGCTGAAGAACGTTTTAAGCGTTTGTGCTGTTGCTCGCATCGGGCAGCTCCCACCTTTCAGCAGTGACTTTCGCGATCTGAACAGTGCTCGCAGGATGCGACTCTGAGTCGAGACTTCTGCTCGTCACTCTGAATATTGCTCCGTCAGAGACGCGCTTGAAAACGTCATGATAGTCGAGTGTAAAGCCTTTGTTCACGACGACTGTGAACGCTTCTGTGATCCCTTGTTTCTCGGCGATCTGCTGCTCTGTCGTCGTGTTCTTGCTGATCGCAGCTTTGAACGTTGCTCCCTCGACCCACGCTTCGACATAACTGCCGTATGCGTCGTCTGTGCGCGTTCTGTTCATGATCTTGCAGTCTTCCATCATATCGAACAGAAGCATCAGAACGCCACCTTTCTCCAACGGTTGAGCTGACTCGCAAACGCGTCTTGCCACGTCACTGCGCCGCCCGCGCCGCTGCCACCAGTAGCTTTCTGATAAGAGTACACTCCGAGCACGCTTTCGCTTGTGAACGGGCTCGCGACTGCTTCACCGTTCTTTGCCACCCACGCGTTGATCTCTGCAGACAATGCGCTCACCGCAGGAGGAACAGCGAGCGCACAGATCGTGCCAGCCCACGTCTCGTCCTGCAGTCCCGCCGCTTTGGTGTCGTCGTCGTTCTTGATGCCCGCTGCGTGATAGGTGTAGACTCCGTCGTTCAGATCAGAACCAGTGATCCAAAAGCGCTGTCCGTCTTTCAGATCAATAGAGGGAGAGATCGCGCCGTCAGCGATCTCGAACGTTCCGCAGTGCGGAGTCTTGATAAAGTAGTTGTGAATCGCTTCACAAATCTGCTGCAGCATGATCTCTCCCTCCTTTCGTGTTACCCGTTTTTACGCTTCTGAGCGGGCTTTTTGGGCGCTTCTGTCTTCTGCTCAGTGTTCTTGTTCGCTTTGACCTCGACCCGGTCAGAAGAGACGATAACGCTCATTCTCAGCCCTCCTTCGGCGCATATGTCAGACTCGACAGATCCCAGTACTGCGTGTAGGACGCGCCAGTGTCAGGATCAGTCTGCACTGCCATCAGCTTCTGATTCACAGGATCAGTGATGTGCAGCACAGCGTCTTTGTCGCTGTCGAGCGTCACAAGTCCAGACCCCGCAGAGTTGTGCAGTCCGACTCTGACGTTCGCGTAGGTCAGTCCAGTGCTGAATCCATCGAACCCGACAGCGAGGAAGTATCCTTCGCCCCAGTCAGTGACGAGCTGTCCGCTTGTCAGATAGTTCAGCGTACCAGTGAGCTTGCCCTCAGAGACTTCGACGTCGTCCTGCATAGAAGCGACTGAAGTCCCCCAGTACGAACCTGACGCTTTCGGGCTAAGCGTCAGCGGAGTCAGTCCTGTGAGTTTACCGTGATCTTCGCGATGCCGTTCAGATACTCAGCCCACAGCGCCATGCCCATCAGAGCAAAGCTCTCGCCGACAGCAGTGTTGTAGTTGCCCTGCGCATGGAAACCGATCAGATTCGTCTCGCCCTGCACAGTGTACTGCAGACCCAGCTTCGCGAACTCAGAGTCGGCGGGATCGATGTAGTACAGATCGATATTTTCGATCGGAGTAGCGATCACGACGTTCCGAGCGATCTGCGCAGCGGGCAGCAGGAACAGAGTGGAATACCCGAGGAAGTCTTTGATGTAGGTCAGACCGAACTGAGTCTGAACGCTGATGTTCGCAGCGCCGAGATAGTCGTACGCGTCGAGGATGTTCGCGAAACCGACGATCGCAGTGACGTCTTTCTGCATGCTCGCCCACTTGTTCAGCACTTCGCCCTGCGCTTTCGCAAGAGCGCCCTGCCAAGTAGAAGCAGTGCCAGTCAGAGAACCAGTGTTGAGGAAAGTGTAGAACTTTCCGAGCACGACGTTCTGCAGCTTGGTGAGGAACGCGTCGTCGCTCTTCGCGACAGCGATCTCAGCTCCGTAGGTGTTCACGTCTTCGATCGGGACAGCTTTCGCGTACTTCTCGATCGTCAGATCGCTCTTGCTCGCCTGCACGATCGTCGCTTTGCTGTACGGGATCACTTCGCCGGGATCAACAGCGCCGCTTTCGAGCGTGACGTCAGCAGTGTAGCTGATAAGCTGCGTGCCGGGGGTCTTGCGGATCGGACGCATGATGCCGAGAATGTTGCGCAGCGCGTCCCAGTTCTGCCCGAAGCGAGATACGAAGTCTACTTCGCGGGCAGTGACGTTGGTATAAACGTTCGGCAGACTATCACGAGGATTAGTCAAGCTCTCTACATAGGTAGCAGACATTTGTGTTACCCCTTTCCGAATAGATCAAGATTTTCCGCTATTGCTCTCTGTCGGGCGCTCGTGTCTTTGATCGCAAGAATCTCTGCTTTCGTCATTTTCCCGCTGCTGACAGCAGGGGGATTTTCGACTTTCGCGCCCTTCTCAGCGACAATGGTGCGGAATTCTTCCCACTCGTCGCCGATCTTCTTGCGCAGCTCTTTCTCGTTCTCGAGCTTGCCGTCTTCGCCGACATTCATGCCGGAGAAGTCAGTCACTTTCATGATCGAGTCGAGCCGCTTTTCGCCGATCTTTTCGTCGATCAGCAGTGCACGGTACGCTGCGCGTACTTTCGCAGCTTTCGCATCGTCGGCAGTCTTCTGCTTGAAGTCCTCGAAGCTCTGATGCTCTTCTTCGTACTTCTTCTTCCAGTCTTCGCTGCCGCGAGCTTCGTCCAACTGCTTCTGAACGTCGGGCAGCTTCTCCGCTTCTGCTTTGTACTTGTCTCGATCTGCTTTCAGCGCATCAGTGACTGCGACGTGTTCGTCCATAACAGCGCTGACTTGCTGATCATTCAAACCGAGACTCTCGAGAAAAGATCGTTTGAATGCCATACTATTTCCTCCCAATACTTCGGCGCGTTGCTTTGCGCTACGGAGTCTTTTGTCGAGCTTTGCTTTGCTCTGCCTATATTCTGATCGATCGCATAAAAAAACACATCGACAAAAGTGTTATTCGTCGATGTGTTCGTAACGTTTTTGTTAATTGTCAGATGCTGCTCATGATGCTTTGAATGATCGATGCCCATTCGCCGCTGTGCCCTTCGACAGCGGGCGACATGAACGGTTTAGCAGAGACATGCGACGCGACGAGCTGCTTGCCGAGCGCGGGAACATAGCGCCCGGGTTCTTGGTTGTGCCCGTACTCGACGAACGGAGCATAGAAGACGTCTGTTCCGATACGCTCTGTGTCTTCGCTGATCTGCTCGTGCGTGATGCTGTTTCGTAGATTGCCTGTCTGAACAGGGCAGTACTGCTTGCCGTACGCTTCAGCTTTGCCGCCGCATATCTCGAGAGCGCGAGCTTTTGCGTCTTTTACTGCAGCAAGCACTTCTGCTTTGTGTGACGTGTAGATCGCGGGCATTAGTAAACCACTCCTTCCTCGAACTCGATCTCGCCAATGTCGCCGTCGATCTCGATTTCTCTGTCTCTGAACAGCAGCAGACAGCTCGCGTACGCTTGCAGCATAGTGCCCGCTTCTGGGTGATACGCGTTTGCCATATACCCATCTGCGTTCGCGATTCGATCTTTGAGAAACTGAACGACGTCGCTGTCTGAGCTTTCAATGCTTTCGACTTTATCGTCTCCAGTGATCACTACACTGATCTCGCCGATGTCAGTATCTCCGTGTGCTTTGATCGTTGCCATTGTTTCTCTCCTTTACAGCGCTGCCATGATTCCGAGAATCCAGTTCGCCATTTCGGGATCAGCTTTGTAGAAGTTCTCGTAGTCAACGTAAACATCTTCAAATCCCATCGAGACGAGCTCGTACGCGCTGCCGCCGTAGTCTTTGCCCATGTACGCAGAGCGGAAGTTGTCGCGTCTTGTCTTCTCGTCGCGTCTGTATCCGCGTCCGAGCCACTCGAGCTTTTCTCCCGCTGTTCTGCGATCATAGAACTCTTTTTCCGCTTTCAGTATGTCAGAGTTTATCTTCTCGAATCTGTGTCCGAGCTCGTGAATGTTCGTTCCTAAAGAGCTGCTGAAGCGTATCTCTGCGACTGGTAACCCATAAGCGCCTCTGTAATAATAATGACTGTAATACGCTCTTCCAGTCGTCCAGTGCGATTCGAGTCTGACGTCATGCGACGCAGACGCGTTGAGCCACTCTTTCGGATAATAGTTGATCGCTTCGAGCGCTTTTTCGCGCAGCGACTTCTTGTTATAGTTCCATCGGTCAGTGCCGATGTACGTCGGAAGATCGCTTGCTGCGACTCCACCGATCTCTCTGATCTTCCCAAACGTCTCGCGGATCGCTTCTCTGTTTTTCTTTCTGAGCTCGTCTCGCGCTCTCCAAATACTGATGCTGTCGCGCTGACGCTCGAGCTCGTGCAGTCTCTTCTCGAGCTCGTCTGCTTTTCCGTACTCGCCTTTCAAGTCGAGCTCGTTGATCTGCTTGCGTATCTCTGCGATCTCGTTCTTCGTGTCTTCGTACGTCTTTTTGAGCTTCTCGAAGTCTTCTCTGTCTTGTGCTGTCGCTTTCTCGATCTCTTTCGCGAACTTTTCGCCGACTGAGATCAGATCATCAGTCTTCCACTCGCCGATGTGATTCTTTATTTCGTCTTTGATCGCTGCGATACCTTCTTCGGGCTTTTCTTCTGCGTTTTCTTTGCCGCTCTTCCACTCTTCGTACGGCACTCCGTCGATCGTCTCGCCTTCGCGCCACTGCTTCGAGCGATCTTCGTATTCGGGATAAACAGTAATCATCGTGCAGCGGCAGTTATAGACTTCTTCTGCGCTCCCGCTCGGATCGCCCGGGTACTCGAGTCCGTTGCTGAAGTCCTCATTATACGGTACTTCTTCGCCGTCCATTGCTCTGTGCGAGTCGCGCGTACGATTGTCAAGCGTCGCGAGCCACTTTTTGTTTACTTGCAGTCCAAGCTGCGCAGCTTGCTCCATCTGCACTTGTCTGCCCGCATTTTGAGCGCCTGTGATCGCTGTGCGAGCGAACATGCGCATTTTACTCTCGTTCTGTGACGACAGATCGCGACAGAGTCGTTCAGTAAGCTGATCGACGCTCTCGCCTTGAATGATGCCCTGCCGAATGATGTTGTTGACCTTCTGATAGTTCCAGTCGTAGTCTTTCTTTTGATCGATCTTCCACTTCGGCAGCAAGTCGGGATCGTCTTTCAGAAGTCTCATGAGCGCCTGCGTGTTGTAGACTTCCCAGTTGATCCCTTGAACGATCCAGTTCACTTTGAACGCTTCAGCATAGTAGTTCTCTGCGAAGACGTCGAACTTGCTGTCGTTGATGATCTGCATAGCGTGCTCGTTGTGATGCAGCATGACAGACTCGACTTGCGCGATCTTGCGCTCCCATGTCTGCTGCGTGAAGACTTGCCGACGCAACCAGTCTTTATACTCTGCCTCACTGAGCTTTCCGTCGCGCACTTCTTGACGCTTTTTCTTGTCCTGCGCAGCAAAGCGTCGATTGAAGTCTGCGAGCTTCTTTTCGAGCTCTTTCTGCGCTTCTCTGTACGTCTTGCGCAGCTCTCGATCGATCTGTGCTATACGCTTGTCTGCGTGCTTTGCTCCGCGATCAGGCATGTTATTCCTCCGTCGTCACTGTCTCGAGCTCTGCAGCTCCGCGTCTCGCAAGGATCGTCGGAATCTCGTCGGGTGTGATGAACGGCAGCTTCTTCAGCAGCGTCTCGTCGTCGAGCTCGTTCGCCGCGAGCATGACCATCTCTGTACGTTCTTTCTGATTCGAGACTCTGTTGCGATTGAACAGCGGGACGTCGTCGATGCCGATCAATGCGAGTATGCTCTGAATACACTCGATCGCCTGATACTCGAACGCGTCAGCTTCTTCGTCCATCGGCTGGTACGCAGCTTCGATCTCTGTCGCTGTCTTGCTGTCGCCATTCGACAGCGAGCTGACGTCAAGCGCTCCGTAGTCGTTGTAAATCTGATCTTTCAGCATAGTCAGAAGAGTCTCGCGTGCTTGCACAGGAATCTCTTGCGTGTACGGAGTGACAGGAGTGTTCGTCGTGTCGACGACTGCGATGTGCTGCAGCTTCAGTCTGTCTCTGAACTCTGCGAGATCAGCGGGCGACATGCCCATAGCATTACTGACGATCCAGTATATCTCTGAGCATTCCTGCAGATCGTTCGCAAACCCGCTTTTGATCAGATCGTACGCGTCGATCGCTGCACGCATACCGACGAGATCGCTCTGCTTGTGTTCGCTGCCCCAAAACGGTTTGATCGGCAGCGCAGAGTAGTTCGTTCCGTCGATCACTTCGTCGCCGTCTGCTTCGCTGTGCGCGACTTTCAGCTTGTACGCTGTTTTTTCTGCGTACTTCACGAGATCGAGCCCGACGCTGCCCTCGCGAGTGCGATACTTCTCGTACCCGTCTTCTTCGTACACGACAACAGTGACTGGTTTCTTGTTCCAGTCAAGACTCCAAAAGCGGAATCCTGCTCTCAGTGTTCCGTCGTCTTCGTCGTACAGCGGGCAGAACTCAGTCATTTTGAACAGCACAGCATGATCGAGATTCCAAAAGACGTAGCTGCACCCGTGAATCAGAGCATACTTGCCCGCTTTGCTGAACACAGTGTCGAACTTGCTGCCGAGCGCTTCTTTCGTCGGATCAGTCAGCTCGCCCGTTCTCTCGTCTCTCTGAGCGTTCGCGAACGATACTCCGTTGCCGAGAGAGTATGCGACTCGCTGCGTCGTCAGTCTGTGGAAGAAGTTGCTCGCGATCCTGTTGTTCGCAGACGTAAAGTCGACGACTCTCTTGCCGTCCATACCGTACAGATACTTGACGTACGACATGATCGTCGTGTTGCGCTGTGCCTCGTACTGATCAGCAGTCGTCGCGATCTTGAATATGTCTGACTCTCTGTACTCGTTGATCGCTTGCGCGATGAAGTCAGTGACGCGGAACTCAGCTTTTGCTCGCTCGAAGTCTTGGTAGGTTTTCATCAGTGCACTTCCTTTCATTCGGTTAGTGGATATATGACGATCGGCGCGGCGTCTCCGAAGTACGGGAGCGCTCGCAGAACGTTATACTCGATCCATTCTTGCGCTTCTTCTGTCGTGCAGTGGTTGTGCTCTGCATACTCGACGATCATCTTGTCGAAGTCGTACACTGCACGCGTCGGACTGTCTGACGTCACTCCGATCAGCGACTCGCAGTACGCGTCGTCGTCGATCAGCATGATCTCGTCGTCGATTCCGTAGTTCTCGAGCTTCTCCTGCTGTCTGTTCATATCTTCACCCTCCGAAGGGAGAGACGTACTTGCGATATACGACTTCTCCCGGCACTCTCCACACTCTTTCGATCGCGTATCTGATCGCGTCTATGTTGTGGTTGTTCTTGTCAGGATACCCACTGATGATCTCGCCGTCTTTCGTTCGCTCGTACTCGTATCGAGAGAACTCTTCTGCTGTCTTTCTGCAGCGCACAGGATCGATAATGATCTTGTTCCTCGACTGCAGCCACTTCATGCTCGCTTCGACTGATCCTGCGCCCTTCTGCGCTCCGACGCAGCGCAGACCGAACTTGTTGTAGTCTGCGACTGACTTCGGTTCAGCAGAGTCTGCTGTGATCAGATCGTCGCGCGTGATGCCCTTCTGCTTCAGCAGCTCGCTCGTCTGCTCGTTGTACATCTTATTTTCTCTCGCTTCGTCGAAGACGTACAGCGTGCGTCGTGCTGCATCATAGTGCACTCTGTTGAACGCCCACGGATCGGGATACCAGCCCCAGTCAACTCCGTTGTAGATGTGGTCGAAGTGACTGATCTCTTCGTCGCTGATCTCTCTGATCTCGAGATTCTCGAACACTTCTCCACCGCTGCCCGTGATCTCGCCGAGATACTCATGCCGATACTCGCGCTCGTTCGTGTCTCTGAGGAACTCAGCTTCTGCGATGAACTGCTCGCCGAGCCACTCTCGCGGAGCGTCGAGATAGCAGCTTTTGTGGCACAGTCGATCAGCTCTGACTTCGAGCGAGTCGATGTTCGCCCAGTTGTCTCGCGTCTGCGGCGGGTTATACGACTCGAAGTTCCAAAACGTATCCCCACCGCGCATAGTCGACTCGAGTATCGATCTGATCTCTTTACGTCCCGCGAACTGATCGAGCTCTTCAAAGTGCGTTATCGCAAGATACCCGAAGGGCGCTTTGATCGACTTCAGCTTCACGGGATCGTCAGCGCCTCTGAAAAGTATCTTCTGCCCTGTCGGTTTATAGACGAGTTCGGGCGGCGACGTCTTGCTCTCCCAATACTGCAGCATGCCGAGCTTCTCGATCGCCCATATGTACTGCTGGAACACTGAGTCTCTGATCGTGTTGCCGACTTTGCGAAACACCGCTGCGTGATACGTCGGGTTCTGTACGATCAGCGTCGGGACGCAGAGACTGATACACGACGACTTCAGTGATCCGCGCCCGCCGCTGAGATTGTAGTGCGTGTGTCCGTGCTTGAATACGTCATGCACGACGTCGTGAAACGCACTTCCGATCAGTTCTGAAAAGCGTACTTCAGACATCAATAATGATCCTCACTTGATCGCTATCAGCGTTTAAGTTCATGTCGTCAGTCAGATCGCGATATGCCGCAGTCAGATCGCGGAGCTTGTACGCTTTCGTCGCTTCTTTCGTCTTCAAAGGCTTGATACCGATCGTCTTGCCTTTGTCGTTCTTCAGATACTCGTTTTCGAGCAGCGTCTGACGAGTCTCGCTGCCGACTAACTCAGGCAGAGCATCGATCTCCTTCTCGAGTCGACGCAGCAGCTTCGCTTTGATGCGCTGCGCAGTCGCTGCGTTGTCGCTCGCTGCTTTCGCTGTTTTCTGTTCCACCATTGTTACAGAAGCGTTCTTCGCATTTTCGCGATGCTGTGCCCACTGTTCGACGTTCGCTCTTCTCAGCAGCGTTCCGATCTGAACATGGTGCTTCGCAGCGAGCTTTCGCTGACTGATCCCGCCAGCTATGTACTCAGCGCGTATTCTGTTCCACTCTGCTTCGCTCTTGATGGCGGGTCACTCCTTTCAACGAGTATTTGTTCGCTCTCTACCGCAGACCGGGGTAAAATGGCGCTTTTTGTTCAATTCTCGGTTGTTTACGCTTCAGCAGATATGACTGTCTCTTTCATTTCTGCTTTTCTGACTTTCTTCATGACGAAAGTCGTCACAGGCAGCAGCAGCGTCTCGACGACGAGATGCGCGATAGGTGCAGTCAGGATCATGTAGAGCTTCGTCTGAAGGGGAAGGAACGACAGACCGATGAAAGTGAATACGATCTGATCTGCGTACTTGCCCGCGAGGGACGATACGATCGCACGCACGCCGAACAATTTGCCGTCTTTGCTCTTCTTCTTCATGAACTCGAACACTTTGTCGTTTACAAAGTCACCGAGCCAAAACGCGAACACAGACGCGAAAGCGATCTGCGGAGTGTTGCCGAGAATCGCGACGAGCTGATCTTGCTTGTCCCACGCTGCGTTGCCGGGTATAGCGATCATCAGTGCAAAGAACAAAGAGCTCAGAGCAGTGCCGACGAACGCCCACGACGCTGTGATTCTCGACCATCTGTATCCGTACACTTCTGAGAACACGTCGCTCAGAATGTAAGTGATCGGGAATGTTATCAGAGCACAAGTGTTCGCGAACTGCGGGATACCGAGCAGATCGACGCTCTTCACGACCATGATGTTCGACAGAATGAGACTGATCGTCAGCGTGAACGTCAGCGACATTTGCAGCGTAGAGACGTTCTTTTCGGGAATGAATAGATTACGGATTGCCGTCTTGATGGTTTTCATGCTTTCTCCTCTTTTCTTGGTGATTTTTTAAGTGGTATTAAACTGCGTTCCACTTTATGTAAAAGACTGCTGCGGTCAGTCTTTACACTCTCGTCGCCACTTTCGGTAGTATTCTTCTTGCATCTGCATACCGAGTTTATAGTTCTCGAGATATATGACCTTCGCGTTCGTTCTGCTCTGCTCTTTCGAGACTTTCTTCTTTCCGATCATTCCGTGAAGACTGAGCTGCACCCATGTGCTGCTGTCAGTGAAGTCAAAAGGCACTTTGTCGAGCACGGGTCGTCTCGTCATTCCGAGGCAGTGCACTTTGCAGCCGTACTTCTTCGCGACTTTCAAGAACATGAGGAACTGATCGTCGCGAATGTCTGTGCCTTTGAACCCGCCGATCGCTATGACTTTCCCTGCGTACTGCTTGCACATTTTCTCGTAGTCGTCGATGCCACGCAGCGGATGCCATACGGGAATGATCTTGTCTGATACACGCTCGAGTATCTTTCGCAGCTCGAGCACTTTGGGATACCCTACGACATTTTCTATATCCATCTCGAAGTATCCGACGACGTTCTCTCTGTCGTACCTCTTGATGAACTCAGCGTACCTTTCTGTATACTCGTCCCACTTCACTTTCACTCCGAACTGGAAGCTATGCGCTCCGCTGTCGATCAGCACGAGCTCGCTGTTGTCTCTGACTCTTTCTGCAGCTTGATAGTCTTTCTCGTTCTTGATGTAGTAATACGACAGCAGATTCCACTTGTATTTGATACCTTCTTCGAGAAAGTAGTCAGACATGTTTCGTCTGTCACCGTTCATGCAAGTTCTGTGCGAGACAGCGCTCAGAAAGACTTTCATTATGTCACCTTCACGAAGCGCAGCTTCTCGTCTATGCCGCCGCAGATCGGGCAGCGCAGCTTCTCGCTCGCTGGCTTTTCGTAGTTCTTCGCGCTGATCTCGTCGACGTTCGCCCAGTCGATCATGCTGCTCGTATCGAAGTTCAAATCGCTCATATCGACGCCGTCGATCTCGAGCGACGCGAGCTCTTCTTCGAGCGCTTCAAAGTCCCATGCTGACATTTCTGCGCTGCGGTTGTGTCTGATCGCGTACTCCTTGCGCTGCGCTTCAGTCATGTGATCGAGCCTGATGCACGGCACTTTCTCGAGATGCAGTTCGAGCGCTGCGATCTGACGCCCGTGACCTTCGACGATCAGATTCTCTTTCCCCCAAATGCCGATCGGGTCGTTGAATCCGTCGTCGAGTATGCTCTTCTTGATTCCCTCGACGTCTTCGGGAGTGTGCTTTCGCGTGTTGTTCTCGTAGGGAGTCAGCGTATTCGGGTCGAGATATTCGATCTTCAGCTCGTTCATGTGTTCCTCCTTAAGTTGCAGCAGTCGTCTTTGTTCGGGTTGAAGTGCTGCTGCCAGTATTCGTAGTGTTCCGTGACGTCTTCGCAGACTGATATGCTGGGTATCTTGATCTGCTGAATAATTCTGATCTTCTCTGACAGCGGGAGATGCTTGTATCCGCTTTGTGTGACTGTGTACTTTGAATAGTCGATCTCAAACCATTTCTCTATCCACGAGTTGACTCGCAAGAACTCGACGACAGCTTTGTCGATCTGTAACGCATTTAAGCGCTGGAAATCGACGTTTTCTTCGATCAGTGGGCTCAGTCTTATTGCGACGTCGTGACCCGCGTTCTGCAGCTTCTGAATCGCTCTGATGCGCTCTGACGGGAGACTTGCTTTCTCGTACGTCTGAGACAGCTCGTCGTCGAGCGTCGTGACTGTGATCTGAAAGTGCGCGAGATCAGGATCGTATATCTGCATGTACTCGTCGCGAGCGACGATCGCAGACTTCGTGACGATCAGATAACCGACTCTGCGCTTGTTCAGCGCTTTGATCGTCTTGTATGTGTTTCTGTGAATCAGCTCGCAAGGCTGAAAGCAGTCAGTCATGCCGCCGAGCTTGACGATCGCGCCGGGTTTCATCTTCGCGATCGCTCGACGTATTCTGTCTATGTCAGCGACAGACGGATTCTCTGCGTTCCACAAGTTTCTGAACGACAGCAGACTCTTCGCATAGCAGTACGCGCAGTCGTGTTGACACCCGCACCCGTATGTATCGAGTCGCGTCGTGTACTTGCACTTCTCGCCTTCGTTGCCGCCGACGTCTTTGCTGATCGTGCTGAACTCTTTCAAGGCATGTCCTCCAGTCGCGTGATCGTCAGACTGTAACCAAGCGCTTTGAGCAGTCGTATGATCGTCGTCAGCTTGCAGTTTCCTTTGCTGTACGTCCGACTCACTGCCATTCCGACTTCGTCGAGCCCTGCTCTTCTGCTCCACTCTGCTTGCGACAGTCCTTGCTCTTGTCTGAGCTGATCTGCTCGAACGATCAAGTCTCTCGCTGTCATTGTTTCACCGTCCCTTCTTGTTGTCATTGTCAAAAGTGTTAAAAAACCAAGGGAAAAGGTTCGGATAGCAGCTCTCTGTCTGTCTTTAATCCGAACATGATAACGTCTATTCTGTTTTCAGATGCACAGCAGAGCAGTGGCACGTCCGTCTGACTCGAACAGGAGCGCGAACCACCTTTCTCGCGAGTCTTCGGCACTGCTCTGCTGCGCAAGAGATCACTGCATCAGCGATCACCCCACTTTCCGATCGTGTCTTTCGGGAACTTCAGTATTTCCCACCCGTTCTGCAGCAGCACTTCTTTCGCGTGCTCGACGGGATCGGAATCGATTATCGTGTCTTCTGCTTCAGCGAGCTCGAGACACTTCTTCGCTTCATTCTTCGTGATGTACACCCAGTCAGATTGAAGACTGTCGGCGACTTCGAGCTGTGTCTTCAAGTGCTTTATCAGCTTCTCGATGCGTCCCTTCATTCCCACTTCACCGACCTTCTACAATGCCGTCAGGCATCGTTGGCAGTTCTGCCCAATGTGTTATGCCCGTCCATTCAAAATATCCAGTTTCAGAATCATGTTCGTACCATCCGGGTCTTTCTTCATCCGGGAAATCAAACTCATCAATTTCATGCAGATTTAGAGCAAACGCACACACATCAATTTTGTTAAACATTCCAATAATTGATTTGACTACCAGATATTCTCCGTCTTTATTTGGGATTCTGTCTGTGCATTTTGTCCAATTTACTGCTTCCTGCTCTTTCAGCAGGACAAGAACAGAATTAAACAATGACTTGTAGTAAGTATCATCACGCTTTGAAAAGGATTTCACAAAGTCCTCATATTCCTTGACAACCTTCTCCCTGTCAGCCATCTCACTTCACCGACCTTCTTTTGTCAATTCTTCAATAGCCATATCAAGCCGTTCGCAAAAATCCATAAGTGAGAAATGTGAATCATATTGACAATCCCGTGCGTTCTGTTTACATTGTTCGCAATTCTTTGCAAAACCAAGTTTTTCACGCAATTTGTCTACATCAATAAGTTGCTTTCCCATATTTAATCCACCCACCTTATCAACAGCACGAGCACAGCGATCGCAGCGACGACGACGAGAACGAAAGCGATCGTCTCGTCTGTCGTCAGCTCGAACGACTGCTCGAGGTTCTTCCATATCGCTGCGAAAATCGCGTCGCGAACGTCGTGCATACCCATCAGAAGGGCAGCTCGTCAGTTGTGACTGACGTGTATCCCGACTGCGGATCGACGCTCGTCTGCTGCTGCGTCTGCTGCGTGCTCTGAGACAGGAACTCGACGTCTTCAGCAGACTCGATCGTCAGCACAGCACGCGTCTGCCCGTCGTTGCCCGTGTACGTCCGAACGCTCACCGCGCCAATCACGCATACTTTCTTTCCCTTCGACAGATACTTCGCGCAGTTCTCGCCGCGCTGATCCCACGCGGATACGCTGAAGAAATCAGCTTCGGGCTGCGTGTTCTGATCTCTGCGCTGTCTGCGATTGACTGCGACAGTAAAGCTGCAGACGCTCTTGCCGCTTGTCGTCGTGCGCAGTTCCGGGTCTTTCGTCAGATTGCCGATGATAGTCAACTTGTTCATGTTAAACCTCCTTAATTCTGATGCCGTTTCGATACAGCATGAGCTTTCTCTTGATGATGTACTCTTTCGTACGCGTCGCGGGAGACTTCACGTCTTCGACGACGCTGCGCAGCGAGCCCTTGTTCTTGTAGACAAAGTCTGCGACGTACTTACACTCGCGCTCGATCACTTTCCCGCGCTCGTCTTTCTGCACTGGGATCACGACAAAAGGCACTTGACGCTGCAGATCGTAAATCTCGCCCGCACGCTCGAGCAGCTTCAGCTCGCACCATCGACGCGCTTCTTTCTGAGAATCGAACGCGATGCCGTCGACGATCACTTTTTTCGCTCCGTACTTGTTCATGCAGTCGCTCCTTCTTGGCGCAGTCTCGCAGCGATTCTCTCGTTCTGCTGTCGAATGAAATCGTCTTGCACGCTCTGATAGTCGCGCTGGTCGTACTTCTGAGCGTTTACGCTCGCAGCAGTAGCTTTCTTCTTCGGTTCGCCTTTCAGTACGCCACGCAGATATGCGATGTTCGCGACTCCGTGCTCAGTGCACGCTCTGAACCCGTCGAGCAGTTTCTGCAGTCCGTGATCTGCGTACAGCGCGATCAGCGTCGCTCGTACATCGTTCGTCATGTTGAATCCTGCGTCTTCTGCAGCGTCTAACAGTCTGTCGTGCTCGCTCTGAATCAGTCGGGCGTCGGCGTCGACTATAAACGTCTTCGTTTCATTACTTTCTTTTACATTACTTTCTATTACATTACTTTTCTTTACAGCTAACTCTTGGTAGCTTTTGCTATCTTCTGCTAACTCTTGGTAGCTTTTGCTATCATTTGCTAACTCTTGCTTGTTCTTGCTTTTCGCGAGCCCGCCTTTTGACGCGTTCTGTCTGAGCTTCTCGCAGCGCTCTTCAGCGAGATCGATCTGCTGCTTCGCGACAGGGAAGAGAAACGACTCATTACCGACGAACTCTGTCGGCATTTCGCCTGTCTCAGCGTACAGAAGCATCATGTCGAACAGTCTGCCCTTCTCGTCGTCTTTCAGCGGTTGAATGATCTCGCGAAAGCTCGTCCACACTTTGAGATACTTCACGATCACACCACCTTCTTATAGACGGCATAATGCGTGATTTCCCCGTATCTGTTCGTCCCAGTCGCTGTGTCTTTCGTGATCGCGATTCCCATGCGCTTTATGTCGTGAATCCTGCTCGCGAGTCGCGTTATGCCGAGATCAGCGAACGCTTGCAGAGACGAGATCGATCCGAAGTCTTCCAGATACTGAAGCACTCTCTGGCACTGTGTCATTCTTCGTCCCTCCCAAAGTGCTTGCAGTTGCAGCACAGATTCTCGAGCGCTTTCCACTCGTCGTCGGGGTCTTTGTACTGTCCGTACACTTCGTACAGCTTCTGACACCACGCGCAGTGTATCTTCAGCTCGTACACGTCGAGGAAATACATCAGATCGTCCCACTGCTTGTCTTTCGTCTTCTGCATCTTCTCGTCGGGTTTGCCCTCTTCTTTGCCTTTACAGCAGCAGCACCACGCTTTCAAGAAGTCAGCTTGTCTATCGCTGACGCAAAAATCGTCGTCGAAGAATCCGTCAGCGAGCTCATAGAAGTTGAAGCAGTTCTTCGCGCACTTCTCGCTCAGACCGAGTTCAATCGCGAGATTCTCGAGCGCTTCTTCGCGCTGCTGCTCGCGAGCTTCTCTCTCTGCTGCTTGATCGATCTCGTACTGTCCGCTTTCGTAGTAGCGAGCTTCAGCTTCGCTGTGATACCCTGTGTACTTCATCAGCAAGTCTTCACCGCAGTCGTTGTAGCGACCGGACGAACTCTCGTTGCCGTATTCGTCATATCTCTTGCAAGGCATACTCGTCCCTCCTATCAAGAAAGCTGCTCGACAATGAATACGAGCTTGTTCGAGATCACTTTCAGCAGATCGATCGTCTCGTTCTGCTGCTCGATCAGTCTGTTGATCTGATAAGTGCTGACGTGCGACTTCTCGACGACGTGCTTTTCTTCAGTCTTCTCGGTAGCTTTCTCGACAACTTTCTCGACAACTTTTTCAGCAGCTTTTTCAGCAGCTTTTTTTGCAGCTTTCTTAGCGCGTGTGCGTCTCGAGCGTTCCACGTCGAGTTTACGGAACTCTTCGAGAGAGTCGACTCCGTATGCATTGATCCTGCAGACAGTCGCAGTAGAAACTCCCGCGAGTCTCGCGATCTCTTTCTGCTGCACTGATCCCGCTTTCAGCATGATCTTGACGAGATTGAATGTGTCCTGTGTCATAGCCCTCTGTCTCCTTTTCAGTAGATATAGTTTTTCATGAATGTCTTGACCCACAGCTCGTGCCCGTATCGTTCCTCGAACGCGATCTGCGCTTGCTTCTTTAAGTCCCAGTTTCGCTGCTTGTCGTACTGCACTCCGTCGATGCCGACATGATCGTCATGGCAGACCCAAATCCAAATCCCATAGCGCTCTGAGAGCTTGCGGTTCGCAGTGCCCGCCATGACGTGGTGACGTTCGAGGCATGTCTTTCGCCCGCAGAAGAAGCACTCTTTCTCTGTCTGCATGATGCTCTTAGTCATGCTCGCTCCATTTCCCGATCAGCTTTGCAGCTTGATCGTCTGAGATCGTCGGAATGCCTAATGCTTCAGCGTCTTGAATGAGCGAGTCGATCAGTTGAGACATTTGCTTCGAGTCGTACACGCTCGATCCGTAGAACAGCGTGACGTTTGTGCAGCCCGCGACTTTGCTCTTCATGACTTCAGTCTGCCAGCCGATGCCGTTCTTCTCCCAACCTTCGCGAAGTCGATCGACAGCTTTGTCCATAACGCAGATCGTGTCGCTTACTCCTCCGATCTCTTTGATCGCGTGACGATAGACGTCAACTTTGCGCAGCCCAGTCTTCTCTGCGATCTTGTCGATCAGAACCCATGCGTACGCGTTCGCGTCGAGACTTCTGTGCTTGCGAGCTTGTTTGATCTCGATCGTGACTTCTTTGTCTGCAAGCTCGTCGAACGTTTGAGAGAAGTCTTCGAGGGTGGCAAACGAGATCACCCATTTGCCATCCCTTGACTTCGTCATATCTTTCAGCGTAGCGATCATCCGACTTTCAACTCCGTCCCAGTCGGCGTGAAGTTCGCACGCATAGCGTCGATCAGATTCTCGAGCTCGCTGACGTTGTACTCGACGAGAGGTTTGTCAGGCGCGAGCTTTGCAGCGATCAGCGCAGCGTGCTGCTTCTTGAAGAGCTCTTTGTTCTCTGCTGCATTGATTCCGCGATCTTCGCGCAGTTCTTTCATCGCTTTCGCGAGATACTGCATTTCGAGAGTCGGAAGAGTGCTCGCAACTTCAACGACAGCGTTTGGATTC